TCATTGAATCGTGGAAATACCACAAATCCGGCGATTGCAGCCATGTTTTTGACACAAGGTGCTTTCCCGGTTACTGCGAAGGCGCTTCCGCCGCAAATACAGTTTCCTGCCATGGTTTTAGTTGTTTAAAATGTTAACAATTGGTGCAACATGTTTCGTTGAAACGCAGATCGAAATCGACCCGGAGCACGTGCACGTCGCTCATATCATCAAATCGAAGGCTGTTAAAGTCAAACCCTCGGTATACGTTCGGGATGCCGGTAATAGCCTCAAAATTGCTCATCACTTTTCCCGGGTAGTTCTTCAGTGCCTTCATTACGTCGTTCTTGAACTCAGCGTCCGGCCTGTGGGCTAAACCCGGGTAGGAAGGTGACAACCTCAGTTGCGCAATCCAGGATGCTCTCACCAGGTTCAATTCTCCCGGCGTGTACTGGATCCGCTCGTCAGTCAGGAAGAACGATACCGTGTCGAAGTTGTCGTCAAAGTAGGCGTCTTTCCCGTACTCCCCGTCCCCTGTGTAGACCTCCGCGATAAACCCTCTTTGTTGGTGCTTTGGGTTCTTGTAAGCCCGGTGATAGGATTGCCAGTTTGACAGGACCAATGTATCCCAAAGGTATCGCTGAATGCGATCTATTGTGAAATCCTCCCCTACCGGGTCTACCTTCGTTACCAGTCCCATCGTCTTTACGTTTGAGTTACCACCTCAATACCTTCGTATCCGGTATCGGTTCCATATCCGTTTTTAATGCTCTCGATCTGTTTTTTGATCTGCTCCACCTCGTAGAGCAGTACAGCGTCGTGGCCTTTGATATAAGGCAGCCCCTCACCTCGCTGGCCGTTAACGTAAGTCATGATCATTGCGACGATTTCTTTTGCTTTCCGCTCATCGCGGTTAGATCGCATCGAAGTCGCGCAGATATTCATGAGCTTAATGGCCCACTGCAGTTGGATCGCCCGGTAGAACGTCATCGGGTTCCGTAGAATCACGTCCGTATAATCGTAAAAAACCGATATATCCGGATTCATTCCCGTGTTCGTCCCGGAGATCAGTTGTATAGCGTTCGGATCGAAGCCGTTTACGTTCCCCCCTGGATCAAACACACTCATAGGTTCGATGCACAACCCCGCTAAATCATTCTGTACGATCGCGTCTTTGTAATCCCGTTTAAACGGAACGATCGTGCTGTCAATCGAGATAACGAAATAGTACTCCCCTTTGTAGTCGTTATCGACACTGCTGGCGTTCACTGTCCAGTTCAAGGTTAACACCTCGTCGGGCTCGTTGAGCGTGATCTGCTGGATTTCCATGTAGCCACGAACAAACGAGTTGAACAGGAAAAGGGTTACGGGAACCGGGCCGTCACTCGTATCGTACTCCAGTCGCACGCGGGAAATCTTGAAACCTACGTTTTTCCGGTCGTCTATCACTATCCGGAACCCGGCGAAACCTTCCGGAATGCCTGTTTCCAGGTTTGTACGACTCGAAGGTCTAGAGTAGATATAATTCCGGTCTATGTAGGACGGCGCGGAGAACACTTGATACATCACATCCGTGATCGCCGATTTACGGGTATTTTCTAGCAGCTCGTTGAACTTTATCTCCGAGATTGTGGCGAATTCCTGGGTGTTCTTGAATGCGGCAAGGTCGAAACCTGCAATATCGTTCAGGTATAATCCGGAATCGGACGTTTGAAGGCTTGTCGTCAGAGTAGGCAAAGCGGGGTCAAGCGCCGCCCGAATACCGACCGACGTTTGTAACCCGCTTTGAACTTTCTGAACATCAAACATTACACAAACGCAAAAGCCTGGATAACTGTTTCGCCTGCTACCGAAACAGGCAGTGTGTGCAGTGCGGCATCCGTGGAAAGCTCGTACTGAACAACAACGTCCTGTTTCTCACCTCCGATCGCGGAACCGTCCGCACGGGTGTCGTAAGCGTGGAACGCATAGTTCAACCTGTCAACAGGGTTGAAGATTTGACCGTAACGGTTCACCTGCGTAACAAGCCCTGTACGGTTTTGTACCGGGATCCACGGCAGCGCAGCGATCATTCCCTCAGGAACTACACACCAGAAACCGTCCGTGTATGGCGCAGCCAGTGCTCCGGCCAGTGCATAAAGCCCCGGCGCGTGGATGAATGTCACCCCGCTGAACTGGAACGAAGTGTTCGTCGAGTTGGCAGTTCCCTGGTGCAGTAAGAAGTCGAACTTGTTGTAAGAGATCGTATCGCAAGCCACAACAAAGTTCATGTTCTGGTACTTGTTGAGGTCCATGATCATTTTAGTGATCTGAACAGCACGAGGGTTGTACCCGTTCGTCGCGTCTGTAATCGTGATTTCGAACACGTCCTGTGTGGCGTTGAAGGTGCCTTCCTGTGTGGCAACGTTCACTCCGGATCGGTTTGTGAACAGGTAGCTCGTCGCAGTGGCTTCAAGCCCTTCAGCGAAGTTAATGATTGAGTTCATTAACATGTCCTCGAATTGCTCCTGGTGCTTGAACACGTTGGAGTCGCCCTGTTTCACCGTTTGGCTGAATGGATCGGAGTACGTAGTCCAGGACAATGCCAGGACGCCGGAATCCCCTGTGTTACCGGTGTGGTTGTGAGCTCGTCCCGTAGTGGTGAGCGATCGGGCCGTACGTTTTTTGTAGTTTGTCTCTACTGTACGACGTTCAGAGGTGCGAACATCCATGTATCCGGGCACAAAGCCCGCAGCACCGTCAAGGAATTTCTTCCACAAGGCTGGTACACGAAATCGCTGTTCTGCTTCGGATGAAATCCGTAATTGCGCCTTTACAAGGTCCGCGGTAGCATAAAAAGCCATCAGATATAATTTTAGGGTTAAAAATACTTTTGATTGTTGGGTGGTCACCGACCTAAAAGAACATCTGTCACCGACGGATATCACAAATATAGACTTTATTTCTATAAAACAAAAAGACCGCAGATAAATCTACGGTCCTCCTGCTCGGTAATTGGCAGCCTATGAGGCTTCCGAAGAAGTAGTGTCGAGTACACCCGCCTTTGCACGGCTGGTCATCTCTGTAACAAATTCCTGACTATTTACCGCAATACCTTTGCCTTCCATTTCCTCCTTAAAGCCTTTGAGGTTCTGCTTTCCGGTGCCGGAAGAATCGGCCCCTCCTGCACCGCCGCTTGCTGCTTTCAGGTATACTTTAGAGTTGTCGTCGAAAAACTTTTTGAATACCGTTTCAGGTTTTTCGTAGGAGAGCAGATCGTTCTTTATTTCCTGTCCTGTGGTCCGGTCGACCATGATATTCTCGCCATTCTCACCCTTGCGAACCTCGAACCTGTTCTTAAGGATCAGCGCCATGTCCGATTTGGGCAATAGGGCGTTCTCCGGGATGTTCGCCAGGATCAAATTGTCCGTCTCAAGACTACGGCGGAAATTCTCATGCTCGGATTTCAACGAAAGGATCTCCGCAGCAGTCGTTTCCAGCTTCGTCTTGAAAGCGTCCCTGTCTTCGGTGATCTTTCTGAGTTGCTCCGCAGGTTCGATCTCTGCGTCCTTCAGGTGTTTCTCCTTCATGGCTTCCACGATCTTAGCCGGGTCTTTCCCCTCGATCTCCACACCAGCGAGGCGTTTCAAGTCTTTAAGGGCCAGCTCCCGGCCTTGTTTCTCGTGTTCTTTTTTCAGGTTGGCCGCATACGTGCCGTCCTCTTCAGTGGTGCGAACCACCAGCTCTTCAGAAACCTCGATTTCCGTTCCACCCTCAAGTGAAGCTTTCACGTCTTCGTCCTTGAGAGTTACTTTCTTGCCGCCAATTACCAGTATCATGCTTCAAAAGTTTTTCGTTTGTTTTCCGCCACTTCCAACACTCGTGGACGTGTATCCTCTCCGACGATCGCGTTGACCTCTTCGACAGTAGTTGCCGCCGTGATTGCATCACATTGGTGTCTTACTGAGGGGAGGGCCTTGGCTTTGTCGGTGTCACCTCCGGGCGTCTCTGCTGCAGGTGCCACAGGAGCAGGTGCCACAGGAGCAGGTGCCACAGGAGCAGGTGCCACAGGAGCCGCCGCTTTCAGAAGATCAGAGACCTGCAGGCCTTTGCTGAGTTCCCGTTGTTGACGGTTACGACTACGGACCTCCAGGTCGACAGCTGACTGCTCGTGGTAGGCTTCCGTCTCTGCTTTCAGGACCTCGTAAAGATCGCCGGATTGAGCAGCTCTTTTGGGGTCGAGCAGTTGTCCTTCGCCCTCTAACTGAGAATTGGGAATTACCATGCGTTCGCGGTCTACTTTCTTAGACCCCTCCAGCTGGTACAGGCCCGCCGCCGTTCGTTCCAGCAGCCGGTACTTTTTTACGATTGATGTACTCATCTGTATATTTGTTTAATTGTTCCTGTAGTTTGTCGATAGTAAGTTTTGGGTCTGCTTTCTGCTTCCAGAACTCCTCGAAGGCCGCTTTGGTCAAAGCTTCGACCACCCCAAATATAGTGTTTACCGTTTGAATATCCCAATGGGGGTACGGTTCAAGGGTGAATTTCTTCAGTAGAAACTCCTGCATGTAGGGATCGTTCTTGTATTTCGATACGATCCACTCTTCCAACATCTTATCCAGCACCGTGGCGGGACAGCTACTTTTGAGGGCTTCCTGGTATCGCTGCAGCACTACGTCGGGGCTCTCGATAATGAACCGGCGGCCATAGCTGATATGGAAAACCTTCTCGTCTTTATTCTTTGTCGGATAGACGAAGTTAGCCACCAGGTTGCCGAAGAAGTTGTGTACCCATTCCACTGTCGTGGCAATCGTATCCAGTACGTTAGTGATCGGCTGAACGTCGACGTTGGTCTGCGTGGCGGTCTTCTCCACCCCCTCAATAGTCGCGTTCGTTGTCCCCCAGAAAGTGTCCAGCATTGACCTTTCCGAACTTTCCAGGCTCTCGTCCATGTGCTTCAGGAACTCCAAATCCGGGGATATGTAACCGGCAATGTTGGGCAGGTAGTTGGGTTGGTCCTGCATTGGTGGCGGAACTTTAACGATATCCGTCACGTCCTGCGAATCGGTCGCTCCCTGAAGATCATCGGTTTGCTTATCCCCGTTCCCGGTTCGGTTCATGCCTGCATTAACCCGGTTCTCAGATTTAACCCGCCAGTGGATCGGCGCACCTTTTTGGTAACGGTAGATAGTTCGAACACTCTTGAGCTGGCAGTAATCCTTTGCATCCTCAATGATAGAGTCGATAGCGGACATGCGCTGCTCCGAGCCTACCTGCTTTTCCGGGGAGATAACAAGACCAGGAACCACTCCAAACGGGTGATCGAAGGAGAGCTCAGTGTTCTCTACGAACACGTCCGCAGTCTCCATAATCCGGAAATCGCGATTCTTATCCACAACCCTCCACTCAAGTTGTCCGCTCTCGAGCTTCCTTGGCTCAAAAACGATTACCTCGATACGCTGACCGGAAGCTCCGTAGAAACGAAGGTCCTCGATCGCCTTGTAGGTAGGGTAGACGTCTTGCTTATCGCCGGTCCGGTATTCCAGGAACAGGACGCCGTTAGGGTCTTTATCCCACAATTGAAGGTATGTGCTTGAGAGGTAATGTTTTACCGATTTACCACCTTTGAAGTGGTTCATGTGATAGATGAACTCCTTTTTGATCGCCTCAGAGGAGATGTCGACTTCTTCGCTACCTCCGTCAGATTCAAACACGTTGGATCGATTGGATAACACTCGTTTGAACAGGGAACGTACATCCTTGACGTACTTTTTCCGGGCAACAGCTCGGGACTTTGATTCGATCTTCTCAATTTGGTGAATCAGCAGGGTAGAAAAGTTCGTCCCGTCGATCAGTGCTCGAAGATCTTTAGCCTCTTCCCTCGCTTTGTAGACCCAGTGCGGCACGTTACGTACTGCCCGGATAAGCTCTACAGCAGATTCGAAGGTCAGTTCGTCCGGATACTTGATCTCGCCTGCATTGTTTTGGTTGTTCGGGTAGTTAAGCCCCCTTGTCGTATCAATCATCCCATTCAGGTTCGTTAGCGCCTCCATGCAAAAGCCACATTACTGCGTAACCGATTGCATCGGGCAAATGTTTGAACTGGTTGCGCGGTACGCCGGCTTTCTTGTCCTGCCAGGCGTAGTTATTGAGCGCTTTCTGCAAATCTACGGATTTCTCCTCCACAATCAGCGTATACCCCTGAATTGTTTTGATCGTATCCACCACTGAACCGGGACGTTTGAAGGCTTTACGTACGTTGAGCCCTGCGTCCCGAATATCGTTTATCAACCGTCGGTTCTCGCAGTCGGCCACGATCATGTCTATAAATCCGACCCGCTCCACCAGGATGGCGATCAGTGCGTTTGTTGAGGTGTTGTTCTTGTGGTATTCCTGTTTTACGTAGATCTTCATGGCCCGGGTGTCGATGGCTACCTTTGCCAGGGCGTCGGGGTCATTCGAACCGAAATCGAGCCCGTAGCAATACACCAGCTCGTTATCGAATTCACCGATCTCCCAGTCTTCGTAGATCACCCCTTCAGCTACCTCCTGGAACCCTCCGAGAATCTTGTACTTGTACTCCCTCCACTTCTTCAGGATCGGTTTTGGCAGTCGTTCCCGGTCTTCCCGGCTCATTGGCTCCACCTGTTCGTATACGAGCCGGAGAGCTTCGTATTCGTTCCAGTTGTGCTCTGCCATGTTCTCCCGCCCATTGTCCAGGTATGTGGTATGGATGTACAGAACTCCGTCTTTCACCCCGTTAAAACCGACCGGAACGTCCATGTACCACTGCTCATAAATCCAGTGGGCTTTCGTTGGTGGGTTGAAAACGATGATACCGAGGCACTGGACATCGGTTGCCCTCATTGAGCGCTTAACCTTCACCCACTCGTCATAGGACAGTAGTTCTTCCCCCTCTTCGGTTACGAAGATCGAAAAATCTTCCAGGGATTTGAGCTTTGCCGTTTGAGTGCCGGCAGAGGTCTTCTGTCCACTGATGACGATTTTACCTTTGGTGGTCTTGTGCTGGAAACTGCTTCCGGTTATGGCGAATTCGTCTTCCACTCCAAGCAACCGTAAACGTTCCAACTGAGCCGTGTAAATCGAATCGTCAGTTGACGACATGGTGTACCGGGTGTATAGGACACGGTGCCCGAAATCAGCTGCGGCAATCCCGTTGAAGGTAGATTCGGTGAAGGTCTTGCCTGAGTCACGGCCTCCGGACATGAGGACAGTATCTACCGTGGTGAGCTCTGTGTAGTAAGCCAGGAGTTCCAACTGCTTGGCAGTCGGCTGGGCGATCGCTGAGAGCTTCTGCACCTCATCCCGTGCCTCCAGCAAATCGAAAAGGGGCTGGTACTTGTCAGAGTAGATTATTGCATCCGAAGGCATTTACAGCGGTGTTTTTCGCTCGAAAACGATACGAGGACGCTTTGCCAGGGATTTACCGGCGGAGGTAATATCGGTCTTTTCAGGTGCGTTGAAACCGTTCATCTTGTTGAGCATTTCAATCGCCGTGAGCTTACTGTACATCTTGATTTTCACGTAGGAGGTTTTGATCTCCTCACCGTTGCGACTGGTGACCGTCTCTTCCTTGGTGTCTATGGACTCGATACAGGCCTTCTGGTCGTCTGTAATGCTCTCGTAGTCCTTGAGGGTTATCCAGGTATCCCGGAGCTGCGCGGTGCTCGCATAGGCGATCTTAGCGAGCTCTTTCATGTTGCGAAGCGCTGAAACCCCCGCCAAATCTGCCGTTTTACTCCTCAACAGGGCCAATTCTGCCTCTACATGGGGATACTTAAGCATGTCGCTTGCAGTAGTTGCCGCGGATTTAGGGGAGTACCCGGCTCTGATTGCGGCCTGCGTACCGTTTAGGTCTACCAGGTATTCTCTACAGAATCTCCGCTGTTTATCGTTTAATTCGCCTTTCTTTTGTGCCATACCATAGCCATTTCTTGAGCAATAATACGGTTAAAAATGCAAACTACCAAAACGCTCGAATACCTGTTAAAAATCCTCCTGTTTTGTTAAATAAACAATAATCAAAATCACCAAAAAAGTATTGTTTATTCTGTACCCCTTTTAAACACTGGGCTTCCGGCGGTTTTTACTCAAAAATAAACAAAATAAACAATTTTTTCTATAGAGGGTTATAGGAAAAATGGATTATTAAGTTCCACTATATTTTTAGTCAATAAATCCAATATTATATTTTCTCTATAAGAAGACTTTAACTTTATTGTTTATTGTTTATTTCCTTCTGAAAACCTTTGCCCTGTTGAGTTTCAGCATAAACAATAATATTGTTTATTTTGGCTCTAAAACGGTCATTATTGTTTATTTAACCAAACACGTTACAATTGGTACAGAATGTTAAATATCTGAAGTTGTTAAAATTATTCAGCTACTTTTTTAGTTGGTCACTCTTCGGAGGTACAGGTTAAAAGAATTTTACTTTTTTTCGTCCAATTATTTGCCATTGTAAATTTTTGCACTATCTTCGTCCCAACCAATTAAGTTTAAAAGTACACAGTATGGAGAAGACGATTTATTTACAGAACAGTTTTTATCAGTGGATAGAAATAAAGTACACAGACCTCGCGGAAGTGATTAACCTGGCACTCGGTTACAACACCACGATCGGTTACAACACCACGATCGGTGACGACACCAAGATCGGTTACAACACCAAGATCGGTGACGACACCACGATCGGTAACCGCACCACGATCGGTGACGACACCACGATCGGTTACAACACCACGATCGGTGACGACACCACGATCGGTTACAACACCACGATC